GGGAGATTCCTAAGCCTAAGCCAAGGGAGATTCCTAAAGTAGAAGAAAAGCCTGTAGTGGTGAAGAAGAAAAGAGCACCACGAAAGCCTAAAGCTAAAACACCAACAACTCAAGTGATACAATGGTAAAGGGGATATACAATGTCTGATACAATTCTAACTCGTGATGAAATGATCAAACTGGATAAGATGGTACGTGAGTGTCTGGATTCTTTTACACGTTCAGAGGCAGAAGCTTCATTTCGTAAGGACGTTGCAAGCCGAGCAAAGGACGAGCTGAGTGTTCCCCCTGCTCTGTTCAATGCGATTGTCAAAGAGCGTTTCAATGAGTCGATTACGGAGAAGCTTGCGAAGCTTGAAGAAGTGATTGATATGAATGATGAGCTGATTGCAGCAGCCAAAGGTAGCAACTAAGGGGAGTATGATGAGCGAACAAGATATTGAAAAAGAAATCAAAGAGAAGAATCTTAATGCCCCTCGCTTGACACCAGATCACATTGATTCTGTTATTGTTGGCGAAGACTACCATGTGTTTGAAAATACTACACTCACAGTTTGTTGCCTTAAGCTGAAGAACGGTTTCACCGTAACGGGTGAGAGTGCAGCAGCAAGCCCAGAAAATTTCGATGTCGAGATTGGTAAGAAGATTGCACGAACAAACGCTCGTGAGAAAATCTGGGCATTGGAGGGATATCTTCTCAAGCAGTGCCTATATGAAGGTAGCAATTGACAGGATAGGTAAGACAGCGTAAAATAATAGCCCAGACAATGATTCTGGGCTATTTTGTTTTGGAGACATGATGAACAAATCATACATTGATGTAACAGAAGACAAACACAATGTCATTATCTGGTGTCGTGATATGGGAGGAAAGCTCACAAAAGAACTCCTTCCGATAGAAGACTATTTGTACTGTTTCATTCCTTCTAATAATGAGAGTGATACCGAGTGGACAGACATCTACGGAACCCCACTGAAGAAAATCAACTTTGAATCTAAGTGGGATATGAGGGAATATACCAAGGATCGAGATAACCTATGCGAAAGTGATGTTCTACCAACATACAAGGCTCTGCTGGATAACTTCTCCGAGTCCCCACAAACGGCTCCTATGAATGCTTGGTATTTTGACATAGAAGCAGATTTCGATCTATCAGACGGAAGAGGATACCCTATACCGTCTAACCCATTTGCACCGATAAACTTCTTTCAGTTTTATGATACGGGGTCAGACCAATACTACCTTATAAACTATAAACGGTGTGCCACCCCAAAAGACCCAGACGGGAGGGTTGTTAATCAGATCACCTTGGATAGTGAGAGGGATATCCTTCTTAAAGTGGCTGACCTGTTGGAAGAGCTGTCGTGTGACGTGATGCTCGCATGGAACGGCAATGGGTTTGACTTACCTTACATTATGGCAAGAGCCACCATATGCTTTGGTGAGCGGTATGCTAAGAAGATGTTTTGTCGTGACGGGTTTAGTGCAGTTAGCCGAGAGTATGTGGATGAATACGGCAATGACGCAGTTGGATGGAAACTTGTAGGGAGGCAGCATGTCGACATGCTAGAGGTGTATAAGAAGTTCATTCCTTCCGAGAAGAAGTCCTTCTCTTTGTCCAACGTATGTATGGAAGACTTGGGCGAAGATAAGGAGGATTATGATGGGGATCTTGGGCAGTTGTATCGGGAATCGCCAGACAAGTTCGCTATGTATGCTTTCAAGGATGTACGCCTCCTGAAAATGCTAGACGATAAACATCAGATGCTGAAACTCGCCACGTCTATCGCAAGGGGGAGTTGTATCAAACTTTCCGATATCACCGGAAGCGTGAAGGTGATTGAGCATGACTTTATGCGATTTTGTCATAAGAAGGGGATCAGACTACCAGATCGAAGTCACAACGAGAAAGTGAAGTATGATGGGGCAGTCGTTTACGACTGTGTTAGCGGTGTTCATAAGTGGGTATATTCTCTGGACGCCGTTTCACTTTACCCGATGTGTATGATTCTGTTAGGTCTATCGAGGGAAACCATCTTGTATCAGTGTGAGGGCGAGTATGAGGACTACATTCACATTATTACACGGAATGACTCATTCGGAAAAATCTCTCTCACGCATGACAGGACGGGTGACGTGGTCGAAATGTATCCTTCTGATGTAGAAGCACAGATACGAGAGAATGGGTGGACTATCTCCGGCAACGGTACTATATTCACAGGTGAGCTTGGGCTTCTCGCTGAATACGTATCCGAGGGATTCAAACTTAGAAAATTCTATAAAAACAAAATGGCCGAATGTATAAAGTGTGGGGATGATGACGGTGCGGCCTTGAATGACTTATATCAAAAAGTTATAAAAGTGGCGCGTCTTAATGCTGTTTATGGTGCATCCGGCAATGAGACGTTTAAACTGTTTGACTTAAGACTGGCAAAGAGCATAACATTGACAGCACAGATGGTTAGTAAACAACAAGCCATTGCTGGGAATGATGCGATCAAAACAGTAGAGAAAATACTTCTAATGGGGGATTGACATTGGATCATGGCAGATACATAGACTTTTGCGAAGACGTCCCAAACACTGTATGGGCACTTCGCGGAAGGATCGGGGGAGAAGTATCATTCAATAAAGAGCGGTTGGAGCATATCATCTATGGGGATTCCGACAGCTTCTATGCAAAAATCCCAGACACTCTTACTGATGGGATTACTGTAGACGATGCTGTTGAAATCGCTGATACTGTTTGCGAACTAACAAATAACACTTATCACGACTTTGCACAATTGGCATTCAATTGTCCACCAGAAAGGACATACGCGATTCAGTCTACGAGGGAGGTTGTTGCCGATTCTGGGTTGCTCCTCACCAAGAAGCGATATATTCTCAGGGTTGTTGATGATGAAGGCAAGAGAGTCAATAAGATAAAGGCGATGGGCGTTGAGATTAAAAAGTCTGACACCTCTATTGCCGTTAAGAACATCCTCACTGAACTTGTCAACCTCATCCTAGATGACTGTTCAATGAACGATGTTCTCAAAAGAGTGAAAGAGATCAAAGAAGAGTATAAGTCTCTCCCTGTGTTTGACATAGCTGTACCATGTAATACTAAAACGCTGACAAAGATCAACAAGCAATATGAAGCAACGGGATCACTGAAAGGTGCTCACTATTCAGCAAAAGCTGCATTCATGTGGAACCGCCTTAAGACTAATCAAGACCAAGAAGTGTACGCAGGTCAGAAAGTGGGATTGGTGTATGTCAAACATAAGGATTTCAACTGTATAGGATACCCTATTGACCTCCAAACATTACCCGATTGGTTCCTTGACATTCCTATTGATTATGATAAAATGTGGACTACTGCTTATAAGAAGATAACCAACTACTTGAAATCTGTTGGTTGGGACATTGAATCTCGGAAAGAGGAAGCACGTAATGAGTTGTTCGGATTCTAAATGGTGGAAGGCTCATGTAAAATTTGAGGAATCTACAGGCTTCTGGGTGTGTTATGATGAGGCTGGATTACAACTCCACTATTCTAAGGACAAGAAAGAAGTGGTGGAATATATCAAACATTACGCAAAGACACTAGGAGAAAATTATGAGTGAATTGGCAAAAGCTATTATCTCTCTGTTAGATAACGCAGCCTCTACTACAAAGCGTAAAGAGAAGGAGAGTATTCTCTCTTCTGCCCTAACATGGAATGAAGAAGACCAATCAATTCTTAAAGCCGTATTTGTGTACGCACAAGACCCTCGGATTTCATTTGGCATTAAGGACTTATCTGATATCACCCCAGTGACACTACCGCATGACGATGAACTGTTTCTAATGTTTGATGTTCTCCGTAAGCTGTCTGTTCGGAGTATTACGGGACAGGAGGCAAAAGCGGGGATTGGACGTGTTTTCGGTAGTGTGTCTGCTTCTACACTGGAGCTGTTCAAACGCATTCTGGGACGTGATCTGAAAGCAGGAATTGGTGCTAAGACATTCAATTCGGTGTTTGGTGATGTTGTTTACATTCACCCATATATGCGATGCTCTCTTCTCAATGAAAAGACTATGCCTAATCTAACTTTCCCCTGCTACTCACAGACAAAGCTGGATGGAATGTATGTTGACATCCGTGTTGAACCCGACAAAGTGACATATTTCAGTCGTGACGGGAACATCATGCCATTCAATGACCGTGAACGTGATTCCTTGTTGATTACATTCGCCGCTGGTTATACGCTGCAGGGTGAAGCTCTTGTTCTCAATGAAGAACGTAATGGGTGGATTGATCGAAGTAAGAACAACGGCTATTTGAACAGCGACGACATCGATATCAATCGTGTTGTTTTCGTTTGTTGGGACGCTATCAATAACGCAGAGCATGGCTTTCATCAATCTAATGTCATGTATCAATCTCGTCTAAGCTTCCTAGAAGGTGTGGTGTATCGGGTCAGTCAATACAATGGCAGCATTGTTAAGCTAGTTGATACAGTAGAATGTTCCACTATTGAAGACGTTATCAACCACTTCAAGAAGAATCGATCAGAAGGGCTGGAAGGTACTGTCGTTAAGAACAAGCTGCTTAAGTGGAAAGATGGAACATCAAAGGAACAACTCAAGCTTAAGGTGAGTGCTGTTGGTGATCTTAAAGTGGTGGGATGGAAAGAGGGCGAAGGAAAGTGGGAAGGGTATGTTGGTAGTTTGGTATGTCAGTCGTCCTGTGGTAAAGTGGAAGTGAACGTCAATTGTAAGACTGACGCATTCCGTAAGAAAGCAACAAAGAGCATTGATGCGTGGATTGATGCTGGTGTTATTGTATCAGTAGTGTATAATGACATTGTTCAGAACGAGTTGAAGCCAGAGCTAAAGGCTCTCTACCTTCCGCGAATGGAGACTGATGATATCCGTTCTGATAAACATGAAGCAGACTCTCTTGATCGTCTACAAGAGATCCTAGACAACTTTGAATTCCTAGTGTAATGGAGCATATAATGAATAACGAATTTGAACGTAAATGGCGCGAGAACATTGCATCTGTTGTATTCGTGAATGAAGTGGCTGGTAAGACAGCTCCATTCTCTGATGATGATATTGATAAGCAGATTGCTCGTGTTGATGAAGAATCAAATGAGTTGATGGGTCATATTGACACCCTTATCAATAAGGGCGTTGACCATGAGATCATGGTGAAGATCATGGATGATATCTGTGATATTGCTGTCACTCTGTCTTATCATCTGTATATGTCTGATGTATCTGCTCTTGAGATTGCGTGTCCTCTGTCTGAGATTGAAGCTAGTGGTGAATGTCATATTGAGCTTTTGTCTGAACTTCTCAAGAACCGAAATGCTCCTTTTGTTCGTATGTGTACGCTAATGACAGTGGCTAAAATGGTGAGTGAAACTCCTGATCTGATCAATTGCCAGAAGTTTGACGTGAATGAAGCATTCACGCTTGTCAATGCTAACAATATGTCCAAGTTCATCCCAGAGACACATCCTGATCTGGAGAATATTACATACGACACATTCCGTAAGTATGAAGAGCTTGGTGAGCAAATCTATACTGAGAACAATCACGGCTATGTTGTATTCAAGCGTGTGTCTGATGATAAGTTTTTGAAACCCTCTACATTCGTTGATGTTGATATTAGCGGTACGGTGGTGGTATGAGTGATGTTGGTATCAGTCTCACCCTCATAGTGTGGGGAGTGTCGCTGGTATTCATGTTCAGAAGTGGGAGCCGATATGGGTACAGACACGGGTATAAAGATGCCTGTATCGGGATGAAACGTAAGATACGAGATCATATTGATGCTCGTTCTAAATAGTGTTCCTTGGCGCTAGAGGACGAAATAGCTCTCTGCCAAGCATGTCCTGAGCACGACTTCAAACTGCTCTCCCTTCCTATTCTAAGACCAATTGGAGCGTCTGAATGATTTCTTATGTAACAAAACGAGATGGGTCAATTGTTGAGTTTGATGCAGAAAAATTAAACCAATGGAGCATCTGGGCTTCTCAGAACTGCAATATCCGGTGGAGTGATGTCGTATTTGGTGCTATCCGCAAAGTGTACGACAAAGTTTCAACTGTCGATATTCAAAAGGCTCTCGTCGAAACTTGTTTGGAGAAACGCACAGAAGGCCATACCAAGATGGCTGCGAATCTTCTTATTGGTATTATCTACAAAGAAGCCTTTGGTGATTTCTCTATTCCTCATCTGAAAGACTATTATCATGAAATGGTAGATGATGGTTGGTGGATTGATATGGGGTATACTGATGAAGAACTAGAGCATCTCGACACTGTCATTGATCATACTAGGGACTTCACGTATTCTTATGCGTCATTGAAACAATACGCCGATAAGTATGGTATCAAATCATTTGACCGTCTATTAGAAAGCCCACAGATGACGTTCATGGGGATTGCTATGGCCAATATGGTTGATAGCGAAGATCGTCTGGTTGATGTTTCTATTGCATATGACAAGATATCAAAACACAAGATTAACCTACCAACTCCAACAGTGGCCCTTGAACGTACTCCGTCCCTACCGGCCCCAAGCTGTTGTGTTATCAGTGGGGATGATACGGTTGATAGTATTGGTGCAGCGTCACACATCTCATATACAATGACTGCCAAGAGTAGTGGTATTGGGGTTGAACTAAAAACTCGTGCTCCCAAAGACCCAGTGAAGAATGGTAAGATTGCTCATGGTGGTAAGTATTCCTACTACAGCTATCTAGACCGTTCAGTGAAGGCGAATCGTCAGGAAGTGAGGGGAGGCAGTGCCACTGTTACGTTCAATGCGTTAGACCCAGAGGTACTGGATCTTCTTACTTTGAAACAGCAGCGCACTGATCCATCCTACCGGCTAGACCACATGGACTATTCAATGGCTGTCAACCATCTTCTGTTGAAGAAAGCTGCCAAGAACGAACAATGGATGACAGTAAGCCCATACGTTGCAAAAGACCTTTGGGACTTGTCCTATTCTGGTAATCAAGAGGCATTTGAAGAAGAGTATGAGCGTGTTCTAAAGTCGCCTGTGAAAAAGAATATGGTGAATGCTCGTGACATTATCTCTTCGTGGGTGACTGCTCGTGGTGACTCTGGACGTGTATACATCACTTTCCTAGACAATGTTAATTCACATACACCATTCAAAGACCCAATCCGTCTGTCAAACTTGTGTGTTGCGCCGGAAACTGAAATTCTAACAGATGTTGGTTATGTTCGCATAGATGAAGTTGAAAACCAGAAAGTAAACGTTTGGAATGGTTCTGAGTTCTCAGAAGTTGTGGTGATGAAAACTGGAGAAAACCAACAACTTCTTACTATTAATACAGATTCTGGGCAGTCCCTGACATGTACTCATTATCATAAGTTCTATGTCTTTGACGGTTATGGTAAACCATATGTTGAGAAGAGAGCAAAAGACCTAAGATCTGGTGATAAACTGATGAAGTTTGATCTCCCCATTATTGAAGGAACAGAAACACTCAATGACGCATATGCTAATGGATTCTACAGTGGTGATGGGTGCTTAACTCCAGTAGGTCAAAGAATCTACTTGTATGGGGAGAAGATGAAACTAAAACATCTGTTTTCGTGTAAATTCACAGAGGGTAATGATCGCATGTACGGTCACTATAAGACGTTAAAAGACAAGTTCTTTGTCCCTCTTAACGAGTATACCATTAAAAGCCGACTTGAGTGGCTTGCGGGGTTTTTGGATGCAGATGGGTGTGTCTACAGGAACGGAACAAATGAAGCATTCACAGCCTCAAGTGTTAATCTTCCGTTTCTACAAGATCTCCAAAAAATGCTACAAACCCTTGGAGTTGATTCTAAAATCAAGAAGATGGATGATGCCGGTTTTAGACCATTACCAGCGAATGACGGAAGTGGTGAACTGAAAGATTTCTTCTGTCAAACTACTTATCGCATCCTTATTAGCAGTGGGGAGAGTCAGAAGCTTTTGGACATGGGGATAAAAACTCATAGGCTGAAAATGGAGAAGAGAACAACCCAGAGAGATGCTAGACGATTCATTCGGGTTGCTGATGTAGTTGACGAAGGCCGTACTGATGATACCTTCTGTTTCAATGAACCAAAACGGCATCTGGGGATGTTCAACGGCATCTTGACAGGCCAGTGCCAAGAAGTGATGCTCCCGACAGCACCATATTCTGACGTGTCTGGTTTATATAATGAAAAATCTGATGGGGAAGTTGCTCTCTGTAATCTTGGGAGTATTGTAGTATCGAATATCGAGGATGATACCGACTACGAAGAAACCGCATACATCCTTGCCAAGATCACAGATAACACAATAGAGAAAGGAATCTACCCATTCCCTCAAGTGGAATATACAGCAAAACGTAGACGTAGTATTGGTATTGGTATGACAGACCTTGCTCACTTGATGGCTAAGAATGACCTTCAGTATGATACAGAAGAGGGAAGAAACTTCATTCATGCTCTTTCTGAGAAGCATTCATATTTTCTTCATAAGGCGTCTGTCCGTCTTGCAAGAGAGCGTGGAAAGTGTGAATGGTGGGATAAGACAAAATATGCGGAAGGTTGGCTCCCAATTGATACCTATGCAAAATCAGTTGATGAATGTCACTCGGAACCTCTGCATATGGATTGGGTGAGTTTACGCAATGACATTAAAACAAACGGGGTTCGATTCAGTGTTCTTGAGTCATTCATGCCAACAGAGTCGTCAAGTTTGTTGACAAACAGTTGTAATGGTGTATACCCTGTCCGCAAGACGGAGATATTTAAATCATCTAAGAAGGGGTCTGTATACTTCCGTGCTCCAGACTTCGAGATTTTTGATTATCAGAATGCATACGAGATCCATGACCTCGATATGGTCAAAGTGTATTCTATCATTCAAAAATTCACTGGTCAGGGGATTAGTGCCGACTTCTACAGCGTGGTAGATGGAACAACCACTAAGCTTTCTTTGAAGTCAATGCTACAGCGAGTGCTGTATGCGGCTAAGATGGGTATGAAGACTATGTACTACGAGAATTTCAAGACTGACAGTGGCGAAGTGGAACTTGCCGACTCCTCTTGTGAATCATGTAAGCTTTAATGTATAATCCACATGGACGTGGAAACTATCTAGGAGAATTTGATGTCTGTATTGAATCTTAAGAACGACAATTACAAAAACGGGAAATACCCACTGTTTCTAGGCGAACCCCTTGGTTTGAATGACGAGATCAACGTCACATACCCAGAAATTGAACGAATGAAGAAACTCCACCAGTCTATGTATTGGCTACCGGAAGAGTTCTCTTTTGAACAAGATCGTCGTGATCTATTGGAAGCACCAGACTCCGAAAAGGATGTCATGATTCTAAACCTGTTGGCTCAATGGGCTTTGGATAGCATGGCTTCTCGGTCTATCATTGAGCTTTTTGGGCCTCTCACCAGTAACACAGAAGCACATGGCTGGTTTTTGACGCAAAGCTTCTTTGAAGACATTCATGCTGCCACATATAGCAAGATTATCAGGAACAGCCTTAGTGACCCACAAGCAGCTATCGAGAAAGCAACCAAGAACTTAGAAGTGTTCAAACGCACGGAAGTGATTGGTAAGGTGTTTGACGACATGAAGAAGGTCACTGGTCGGTATATGGCCGGTATTGAGATGGAAGAAGAATACGTCAAATACACCATCCTTCGTGCATTGTTTGCTCTATACGGCTTGGAACAAATCAGCTTCATGTCCTCATTTGCTTCCACGTTTGCTCTTGTGGAAACTGGTAGATATCAGGGTATTGGTAAAGCTGTGTCGTCTATTTGTAATGACGAAAGCGTTCACGCAGATGGGGATCTTGTCGTATTTCGGGTAATGAAGAATGAGGACTATCGTACCCTGTTCAATGACAACATCGACGAGCTTACGAATATCCTTGACGAGATCGTAGCTCAAGAACATCGGTGGTCTGAGTATATTTTTGACGATGGTCGCAGGGTGTTGGGACTCAATACTGCTCTTCTAAAAGAGTATGTAAACTATACAGCAAAACCATGTTATGATGCTCTTGGCCTGAAGTGGGATACTCAGAGGTTTGGTAATTCTGTCAGCGAGAACCCTCTTCCTTACATGGAGAAATACTTTGATCGGGATTTGGTTCAGTCAGCACCACAGGAGATTGAATCGAATAACTACCGTGTGGGCCAAGTAGAAAACGATCTTGGTGACGACGATGTATTTGATTTTTAAGGAGAAATGATGTTCAAAGTATACGGTATTCCTTTTTGTCCGTTCTGTGACAACGCCAAACGTCTGTTAGATCACAAGAATGTTGCATACGTTTATAAGGACGTTACGAAAAACGAAGAAGACAAGAAGTTTGTTGATGACAAGTCTGTAAGCAAGACATTCCCACAGATCTTTAATGACGCTGGTGAATTTATCGGTGGTTTCACTGAACTGAAAGACTATCTGAAAGCATCTTAACAAAAAGCCCTCATATGAGGGCTTCCTTTTATCTCACTAAGATGTTATAATGCCATCATCAATAAACTAGGAGATATACCAATGTCAATGTTAGAAGCTACAAAACCAATGCATGCCAAACCAATCTTCTTTCTTGTCTATAAGAACAATGAGGAAGCAGAACTATACCTACCAGACGAAGCAGCGTATCTTATGACTTTCAATGAAGCATATGAGAAGGCTCAGTCTCTATCAGGCGACTACCCCAACATGAAGATTGCTTCCATTGTAGCCGAATGTGATCTGAAGATTTCTCTGCGAGGAGTTGAATGATGTATAAGCTCTATGGAATGAATGAACAAACAGGTGAACTGGAATACCTCAACACGTATATCGATCTCACTTGTCTACAGTTTGAAGCCTATCGAGTGTTTACTAATCAGATATTTAATGTGTTTGACCGTTACGGAAACTTCTTGGATTCATTCACAAAGTAGTTGACACCCTCCCCTCTCCCATGTATCATTCCTCTATCGAATC